ACCATCAATGCGGCGGCTAACCTTAACAAACTACTTCAGCTTTCTTGCGGTGCAGTATATTCAGACACAGGCGAGATTGTTGAGTTTGATGCGTCTAACCGCTTGAAAGTATTGAAAGAAGTTATAGATGAGTCTAGCCATAAAGTGTTGGTGTTTGTACCATTCAGGCACGCTATTGAAGTCATCAGAGAAAGTCTTGAGGCAGACGGATATACAGTAGACCTCATACATGGTGGAGTACCTGTAAACAAGCGTACAGAAATATTTAAAAGGTTTCAAGAAACCCCAACCCCTCGGGTGTTGATTATCCAGCCACAAGCCGCTAGTCATGGCGTAACCCTTCATGCCGCAAACACAATCGTATGGTGGGGTCCGATTACCTCCTACGAAACCTATGCTCAGGCTAATGCTCGGGTACACCGCAGTGGGCAGAAAAACCCCTGCACCGTTATTAAACTCAGAGGGTCAAGCGTGGAGAAAAGACTATACGAAGCACTACAGAATAAGCAGGACATTCAAGGAAGTATTATGGCGCTGTACAATGACTTACTTAGTTGACATTGTTAAGAGTTATAGTATACTTACAACAAAGGAGAATGAATGACAGCGATGCGTAACCCTGATGCGAAGCATATTGACTTTGCTGACCTGATTGGGATTATACCTAGCAATCCTAGATTTCTCCCTTCTAACCTAGATATGGTGCTAGAAAGAAAAGGCGACTTTCTGATAGGCGAGTGGAAAAGACCAAACGAAAGTATCAGTAGGGGGCAAGAAATTCTCCTACAAAACCTAGCTAAAAAGCCGGGGTTTCTTGTAGTGCTAATCGAAGGTAATACTGACGATGGTATGGAAGTAAGTAAGGTGCAATTATTTAACCCACATAAAGGATGGGTAGATTGGGGAGATAGTGTAGAGAGCTTAAAAAGCTTAATTACACAGTGGTATGAGAGAACAGAGAGGAAAACAAGATGAGTGAACAAGTACAAGCAGATAAGCTAGCTAGTGCGTACATAAAGATGCGTGACAAGCGAAAAGAAATTCTTGCTGCTTACGAAGAAGAAGATAGAAAGATTGAAGCACAGATGGAAATGGTAGCCGAGGAACTATTAAAGCTATGCAAGAACATTGGTGCGGATAGCATTAAGACGGCAGTTGGCACTGTATTTAGGTCTGTAAGGACAAGATACGAAACTACTGATTGGGAGAATATGTACGCTTTTATTAAGGAACATGATATTCCACAAGTCTTAGAACGCCGTATAAGTACCACAAACATGAAGCAGTTTTTAGATGAAAACCCAACGCTAATGCCAGTTGGCATGAATGTTAATAATAAGTACACAGTTACTGTAAGGAGAAAATAACGATGGAACACTTGCCATTGACAGTCGATGAAGTTGCGAAGATACTACGTGTCTCTCGACAAACGATTTATGTTTTATGTAGGGAAGGAAAACTACCGCATTTCAAGGTAGGAACAAAACTGCGTTTTCACAAAGCAGATATTGAAGCGTTAACCAACACAACAAGAGGAGTAGTAAATGAGTAACGAACTAAGTATGTTAAAAGGAAACCTACCAGCCCACTTGCGTGGCGGTGTAGATGAAACAACCAAAGCCCTTATGGGTGGTGGTGCAGTATCAACAGGACCAAGCATCAAGCGTATCTCGATTAAAGGTTCTGTATTCCGTATGGTAGTTGAAGGTAAAGAAGTTGCTAAGAACGAAGAGCGCTCGATGAATGTAGTCATCGTTGGAGCGGCACAGCATAACTCTCGTACTTTCTACGAGGCTACCTTCTCAGAAGGTCAAGGCGCTAAGATGCCTGATTGCTTCTCTGATAACGGTATTGGACCAAATCCAAAAAGCACAGCCCCACAAGCGGCTACTTGCAAAGATTGTCCACAGAACGTAGATGGCTCACATCCAAGCGGTAAAGGTCGTGCGTGTCGTTTCAGCCGCCGCCTAGCAGTCTTGCTTGAGAATGACCAGCATGGTGACATCTTCCAATTAACCCTACCAGCACAATCTATTTTTGGTAAGGGCGTTGATGGTAAGTTGCCATTGGAAGCCTATGTACGCCTCTTGGGTACAAATAATGTATCAGTGACTTCAGTAGTTACAGAGATGCGTTTTGACACAAGTAGCGCCACACCAAAACTTACTTTCAAAGCAGTACGCTATTTGGAAGAAGACGAGTTTGCTAACGCATTAGCTAAAGGTAAGACCCCTGAAGCTAAGACAGCTATCGGTCAGACCCCTGCGGCTATTGATGGTGCAGTGGCTATCGAAGCGCCTAAGCCAAAAGCTAAGGTAGTAGAAGCAGTTGTAGAAGAAGAGGTAACGCCTGAGCCAGTGAAGCGTGCTAAGAAGACTGAAGCGGAAACGCCTAAGGATATTAACGCTGTCCTAGACGACTGGGCATAATAGTAACGGGGTGTGTGAGTGCTTAAATAGCGAAATAAACGACCGCTAGCCCCACCTAATAAGAATAATATGACTGGATATTCCGTAAAATTTACTGAAGCTGTTGCCAAAGCTAATCAAGAACTAGTTGGTGTAATGCTAGCTAAGCTATGTATCAAGAAAGATATTTCTGTAATAGAGGTAGCCAATCATTTCGGTGTATCTCGCACAGCTATATACGCTTGGTTTTTAGGCAAGAGTGAACCTAATAAAGCACACGAAGTAAAGATTTACAAGTATTTAAAAAAGAAGGCGTAAGCCAACCGGAAAGCTGGGTGCCATCCAGCTAGATGGGATTATTGTCGGCGCAATTTGAGGATGTACATGACCTCGTGGAATAGTTTTCTCTCTACGATACTACCTGAGGAAGGTCTCGGCTGGTATTGCATAGGAAGTTACAAGAAAAAGACCACACCGATTACGCACTTTGTACAAACTATTGCAGAAGCTGAAGTTTTAATTCAAGAACTGCTGGACAAAAAGAAAGACGTATATTTCGGGTGTTCGAAATTTATTACAAATGAAAATAGAAAGGCAATTAACGCAGGGTGGCAAAAATCATTTTGGCTTGACTTAGACTGTGGACAGTCGTATTTCGATGCGGGTACTGGCTATCTTAACCAAGCTGAAGCACTTACAGATATTAAGCGTCTATGCGCTGAACTAGATTTACCTAAACCTAACATCGTCTTCTCAGGTAACGGCATCCACGTACACTGGGTAATGAGCCATGCTCTTGAGAAAGAAGAGTGGGTAAAGACTTGTGAGTATTGGAAGCAACAGCTAAAGCGGTTAGACATCAAGGCTGACCCATCTAAGATTACCGATGTAGCGGCAGTATTGCGTATTCCTGATACCCTTAACTTTAAGTCTGAGCCGCCTTTGAAGGTGGAGTGGAAGGCACAATGCCCACCCATGGACTACGAAGACTTCCGCATGAAGGTTATGCAGGGGATTGAGATTGGGCTTGACCTAAATAAGGCTCCTCGCCGACCAATGGATGAGACTACCCGCAGATTGCTGGGTAATAAAATCTCTAACTTCTCGGCTATTATGAAAACGGAAGAGTGCGCACAGCTTACTTACTTCCATAAAAATCAAGACAAGATTGACTACAATATGTGGCGTGCTGGGCTATCTATCGCTCAATTCTGCGAAGATAGAGATAGCGCTATCCATAAGATGTCTAAGTTTCACCCTGAGTATTCGTTTCAAGATACCGAGAATAAGGCTAATGATATAGGTGGGCCTTATCACTGCGTAACTATTGAAGGCTATAACCCCGGCGGTTGTGAAGGTTGCAAGCACAAAGGTAAGATTACAAGCCCTATATCTATTAACTCTAAGATTGCCAAAGCTACCGAGGAAGACAATACTGTTACCCTAAAAAGTGCAGAGATTTCTACCGAAGTTACTTATAAGATTCCTGAGCTACCATTCCCATACTTTAGAGGTAGACAGGGCGGCATATACAAGCAAGGCTATACAAAGGAAGATGGCGAATCGGTTGACGACAAGTTAATCTTTAAGCATGACTTCTATGTAGTTAAACGGATGATTGACCCCGACTTGGGCGATATGGTTTGGATGCGGGTACACCTACCTAAAGATGGTATCCGTGAGTTTGCCTGTTCAAACCAAGCGCTTATGACTTCAGATGAATTTAAGAAGACTGTGTCTAAGCATGGGGTTATTGGCGACCCTGAGGAGATGAAACAGATTATGAGCTACATAACTGCTTTTACTAAAGAGCTACAGGATAGAGAAGTATCCGAGCAGATGCGTACCCAGTTCGGCTGGTGTGATAAAGATACTAAGTTTATTGTGGGCGATAGAGAGATTACTGCAACTACGATTAACTACTCACCACCATCTAATACAACGCTATTCTTTGCACATATGTTTAAGCCTAAGGGCGCGCTGGAAGATTGGCAGAAAGTCGTTAACTCGTATGGTAGACCCAAGCAAGAAGCTCGTGCGTTCTTATTCTTTGCGGGGCTAGGCGCACCCTTGCTCAAGTTCACTAACCAAAAGGGCTTAATCTATTCTATTACGGAAAACGAATCAGGCACTGGTAAGACAACTATTCAAAGAATCATCAATAGCATTTGGGGTAATCCTACAGATATGATGCTGATTGCTAGGGATACATTGAAGTCTCAGTTCCATCAGATGGGTGTGTTTAATAACATCGCTGTCTGTACGGATGAGGTTACCAATATGGACAACGAGCAAGTCAGTAACGTGGCGTATGGCGTGTCTCAAGGGCGGTCTAATAACCGCATGAAGTCCAATACTAATGAGATGCGTATCAACAATACTACATGGTCATTGCCAGCTTTCTTTTCAGGTAATGCCAGTATGCACGACAAGATGGCGGCTTTGAAGGCTACCCCCGAGTCTGAGCAGTTACGTATCGTTGAGCTAGAGGTTTCACCTGATAAAGATATGGCTAAAGAAGAAAGCGATATGCTCTTTGAGCGTATGTTGCCAGAAAACTATGGGCACGCTGGACCGGTTCTAGCCCAGTATATGGTTGCTAATCTGCCTGAAGTTAAAAAGCTGTTAGACGAAACACAGAAGAAGTTTGATAAAGAAGCCGAGTTACAACAGAAGCAACGGTTCTACTCAGCTGGTGCGGCTACTGCGTTTACTGCGGCTATCCTTGCCAACAAGTTAGGGCTGATTGATATTGATACTAAAGTTGTTTGGGACTGGGCTGTTAAATACTTTAGCGAATTGCGTGAAAGCGTTAAACCTGCTGAGCGTGATGGCAAAGGTGCAATCGGTGCGTTCTTAAACGAGTTCAATAGAAACTTATTGGTAGTTGACGACGCCAACGATAAACGCACTGGGCTTACCAAAGCACCTATGGTTGTACCATATGGACCGCTTATCACCCGCTATGAGCCTGACACTAGTTATCTTTGGATTACTGTGGATAAGCTACGGGTGTGGTGTACGGAGCGTCAAACTGGATTCAAGGGTGTCATTGACGACCTTAAGAAGTACGACCCTGAATGTTGTGTTAAGAAAAAAGGAATGGCGAAAGGTACTGCACTAAACACTCCAGCTGTTAATGCACTGCGTATTGACCTACGCAAAGTACCTATTGAAATAGCTATTCCAACACCAGCCGATGATTCTAAATGAGGGAGTCCCAGTTATCGTTGAATGGCACTCAATGGTGCTGGGCGCTTCTTTTTTCATACCTGCCTTAGATACTGAACCGCTTATCGAAGAAATTTTAGTGGAAGCTAAAAAACATCGTATAAGATTAGTATATAAAGAGGTAATTGAAAACGGAAAAATCGGTATAAGGTTCTGGCGTAAGAGCTAGTTCTTGGTGTATATTCGAGGTGACAAATGTTTCCTCATTTGTTTTCTCCTCATAGATGTGTTTCTCCCCGGCTAACCCCGGGGATTTTTTTATTTCTCTAGCTTTGTAGCAGCCAGCACCTTGTTCATTTGCTGTGCAACCTTATCGTACATCGTCATCATTTGGTTATAGCGTTGCATACGAACATCAGGGTCTATCTTTTCATTATTCTTAATGAGCTGGGCTTGCTTCTGTATATTAGCTAGCTGAGTTTGAATCTTGCGCAATGCAGGTTCGCTCATAATCAACTTCTTATTGCGCTCATCAGCCAAGAAGCCAATCATACCTTCCCTATCCCCAGTAGACTTTAACTTATTAAACTCAGTATTAGCCTCAACAGCCTCGTGCTGTAATTGGTAGAACTCACCAACAGCTTTGCTAATATTAGGGTTAGTCATAATAGATTTAAACCCAGGCATATCTTCGATATTCTTAGAAGCAGGAGTTTTACCTTCAGCCGCTAGAACCATTGCATCAGCTGCATTTACTGCATACGCACCTAGCTGGGCTGTGTAGCCTTGAATAATATTGTCAATCTTAGCTGGTGATAAACCAATCTTATCTAAACCTAAGTTACTTAGAATCTTAGAAGTCTCACTAGCGTTTTGACCACGCTTACTTACAGGTAAGTTTTGGTCGCTCATACTTTCAATCGAACGCCCTGTAAAGAAGGAATGGTTCGTAATAGTTTCAAGAGCTGGCTTAGCGATTTGTGGAATGATAACTCCATTACCCGGAAGGTTTTGCATTACGCCAGAACCATAGGAAGCCAAAACTTCTTTACCTGTGCTGTTACCGTTCATATAACGAACTACCGCTTCGGGAATAGTTTTGAATAAGAAACCAACTTCAAATGGAACTGGAACTTTAACAAACGAATGACCATTACCCATTGGGTTAGGCATCAACCAGTTTGCATCTTTAACATCATCTGGCAATTTTTGGTAGTCAGGGTCACTCTGCAACAGCATTGCATAAGCCATAGTCATAGCCATCATCATTGCGGCACGACTATAAAACATCTTTTTAGCTAAAGCTTTTTCTTCAGGGTTTAAGTTATGCCCACTCATTGCACGATAAACCGTATCCAAGCTGGTAATAGAAGCTGAGAAGAACGGAATCATCTGACGAATGGAGTTTAGCGTTTGGGAGTTACCATGTACAGAGAAGTTAGCTGACTCGCGGGCTTTTAATACACCATAGCTCTCAGCCGCTTCTTTATCCATACCTTTTCTAATTGCGTCAGCGTAAGCCTTCTTATAGATAGCAACCCTAGTAGCCGCATCAGAAGCCTCGTGCATCTGCATAATCTTGTGCAGTACGGCATCCATCTTAGTAGCTTCAGTCTTTTGTGTACCGATACCTTTAAGGAATGTCTGCAAATCTACAGTGCTATCTACAGCGCCAAACGCACCATGACGGGCTAATACTTTAGCTTCATTAGAACGACCACCAAGAATATTTAAATACTCTCTAATAGAATCTACAGGAGTTACAACATACTGCCCAACAACCGATGCGTGTAATGGGTCACGAACTAGCTGTTTAACCCAATATACTGGGTTAATCAAGGCACCAGCACGTAATAGCTTAGTAGAGGCTGCCATACCCTTCATAATCGGAGTAAGCTCATAGTGCATCATTTGGAACGCAGCTAAGTCATTAGGATTATCTACTATGGCATTTACAATACCTTGAGAATCAGCGAGCGAGCTATTAGCATCTCTATAACGAACGTTGATGCGTGGGTCATTAGGATTCTGTGTAACTTCAGCGGCATCTAAGCTAGCTAGTTGGCTAATACCAACCTTACGAACTTGGTTTTGGAACGCAGCCGCAGTAGTAATCGCATACTGCTTATATAAGTTTTCCCAAATATTACGGGTTAACTCTGAACCATGTAGCTTATGAAGCTGGCTTACGTTCTTTGCCCCTGTGCCAGTAATAGCAACCATAGGATTACGCATAGCTTCTAAATCTTCCTCAGCTGCAAACAAAGGCACGTATGAGTTATTCTTACGAAGGTCATCAGCCAACTCTTTAGAGATGAGTCCAGCATCTTCACGCAATTTAATCAGCGACTCATTAACCTTTTTCCAAATATCTAAGATAGCCTGTACTTCAGGAACCGCCTTCATTTGTGCGTTAGCCCAAGCTACGTGCTCATCGGTAACCTGCTTTTCACGGTTAAGGTTAACGTCATCTTTGTACTTGGCTTCTAAAGCCTTAGCTTCATTATTTAGTTTAATTGCTTGAGCGCCAGTAACACCTTTCTTTCTAGCGTCTTTACGTTTCTTTTCAGCAGCTTGCATCATAGAAGCGGCGGCTACACGGCGAGCTGAATCTTCAGCCATAATCTCTTGACCACGCTTAATACGGGCAATTTCAGCCACATACTCCATACCACTCATACCCTGTGCTTTAACATTAGGGTTATTGTTTAGTGCATTAGATAGGGTAGCGGAGCGTGCAAGGTTATCGTTGGTAGTCTGAATAGTTACAGAACCATCTTTATTAAGAACTGGGATACCTGACTGGATACCGTTGTTAACAATATTATTAACTTGAGCATATTGATGGTGCAGCATATCTGCACGGAGCTGACCATTACTAAAGACAGGCAGAGAAGATAAACGCTTACCTAAAGCCGATGCTGGGTCTACAACAGCGACACGGAACTTCTCCCAAAAGTCACCCTTGTTAACATCGTGCATAGCCTTAACTGCTTCTTTAATACTACGACCAACATTAGGTGTAGCTTCAAGTTTAGTAAGGCGTTCTAGTTTAGCAATATTAGCAGTGCCTGGGCTATATGTACCCTCATTACCAATAGCAGATTTAATTTGGTATGGGCTAAAAGCTAATACTTCAGCTAAATCGCCATTCATATATTGAAATATGCCGTCATACCCTTGTTTTTGCGCACGAGCCATTACTTCTTTAGTAATATAACCTTTTTCTTCATAGGCTTTTTCTACTATTTTTTCTGCTTTAGCTCGGTCTACACCTAAGGTTACAAGCGCACTAACCATCGGGTCAGATTGTCCTGAAGGTCCTTTAACAGTTTTAATTACCAAAGGATTAGTAATTTTTGCGTATACAGGCATCACATTACCATTTTCAGAACTTGCATATTGCGCCGCAAATTCTGTATTAGGAGTCATATAAATACCTGCTCCCAATGCACCCGATGGAGATAATTTAAATTGGTTAAAATCTTTAGTAGTGCCATGATACAAAACCATAGGACTACCATCTTCGTTAATAACAACAGAATCGTTAAACCATTTTTGGAAAGCATTACTTCCTGTTTGTACAGGGCTTATACCAGCTCTAGCACCCACAGCAGTTTGCACGTTGCGACCATGGGTCATAATATGCTCTGCAGCAATCAAGGTAGCGGTTAGTGCATCGGTCTGGGCTACATTACCTTCGACCTTAATACCTAAAGCTTTTAATACTGCACGACCAAAAGCGCTAAATACATTCATGCGCTTGTAAGGAATCTTAGCCAATGCAACTTGGAACTCGGGATTAGAGAAAGCCTCAGAAGTAAACTCAGATAGATTCTTTAAGCCGTATTGTTCTAATAGCGCTGGGTTATCCTTAACCGTATCATATACAGCGCGCAAGTTATTAAGCATCGGGTTAGGTTGGAACCCTTTAGCTTCACGAGCTTCTGAATCGGCAATCATCACGTGCATAAATCCGTGAACTGTTTCATGTAACACAGTATGGGAGTCTACTTGACCTCTAACAATTTGTACTGTGTCGGTATTAGGGTTGTATTGTGCTGGCGCCCCATCGGAAATAACGCTCTGCTCAACAAGCTCAATCTTAGGTAAACTCTTAGACTGTAACAGGCGGCTAGCAACTTCTTTATCTAACGGAGTAAACTGCCCAGTCTTATCATTAAGGATTGCTTGTAGTGCGCCTTTAGTATTACCTTGGAATACTTTGTCTTGTAATTCTTGGGTTGTACCGCCTTGCAGATTAGCTCTTTGGGCTTTAGCAATACCCAACTGACGCATTAGTTCTTCAGTCTCAGGGCTAACTTCTTCTTTAGCTAAACGGTCTTCTAGCGCCTCTTTAAACTCGACACGGGGTACCGCTTTTTGAGGGATAGCTTCTTTTGTAGCGGGCGCAACTTGCTGCGCCATTTGGGCTAATGCAGCATTCCCAGTTTCTCCACTAGGTGCCGTTCTTCCATTAGGTTGTTCAGTAGGTCTGACAACATCTCCCAGTCCTCCAGATTCAGGTGCTGCAACTCCTCCGGGGGTCTGTACCCCAGCGCTAGGCATCGGAACGCCTCGTTCATCAACTCCACCGACAGGTCTAACTCCAGTACGTGCCTCATTTTGTGCCTCCGCTTGCGCTCTAATATCTCTTGGGGATAAGGGTGCTGCGACTTGTCCGAATGCGAATTGGGCTTCTCTAGCTTGCTGATAGGCTTTTCTTGCGTCATAGGGCTGTGCAGGTAATCCTGCTTTTTCAGGTACTTCTCTGGCTGCAACAGGTTCAGGCTTTTCTGCCTTAAACGCTTCAACTGCATCCATATTAATTTTAGCGTTTTTGCGCTCATGTTGTTCTACTAGTTTATCAAATTTAGCTGCATC